TCTGTATACTGTTCGTTATACAATACTCCGTCGCTTCCGTATAAATTTGTACTAGAGTATTTTCCAGTAACATCTTTAAGATCAAAATATCTACTAATACCGCTAGTAGTTCTGTTAACAGATTTTACTTTAACAATTTCTTGGTTAGTTGTTAACGGAACAATATTATAGTCCTCACCTGTAACCATTCTGTTTTGTGTATAATAAGTTTGCGGAGCATTTGTTCTAATACTTGCTGTAGATTCACTTGTTGTAGCATTAGTAACTTGTTCTTTAAGTTCAACGCCAATAGTCATTGTTTCAGTTGTTCCTGCTTTACTTAGGTAATCTATTGAGATTGTAATATTTGTAAGCTCTTCAGGATTAATTTTCATTGATCTGTTAGCACTTGTTCTGTAATAAGCTCTAAATGCTCCTGAAGGAATATTACCAAAAGTTCCGTCAGCAAATACTAAACTAATTTCATCGTTTTGTCTAGTTTGAACAACATAATAATTTCTAACACCTTTAACAATACTATTATAGATAGCATTATTTCCTTCAGCACTGTCAACCTGTGACCAAAGAGTGTCTTCTTGGCCTGAGTCGTTAGTTCCGTACAACCATACATCATTTTGGTTAATATTTTCTGTTTCAATAGTTAAGCGTTGATTAGCTGTTGGACTTGGAACGTTAAAGTCTGAAGAGTTTAGTTTACCCTGTCTAAAGTGTACAAAGTATCCTGTGTTATTACTTGCGTTTCCTCTACCGTCTTCTCTATATAAGAATGCTAAATTGTTTCCTGGAATAGGATTTTCTTCTCTAATAACTTTTGCCGTTACATCAATGTCAGTTGAAACAATTTCAAACTGTGTAGGTAAACCATTTACTGGTTTATTAAATGTATAAACTGGAACATCTGAGTTAGTAGCATTAAGTCTATACTGTTCAGTAGTTAGTCCATTAATTTTACTATTCTTGGACGGTCTACCAATTGTATTATTTCTAGGAAGTGCAGCATTAAGAACACGTTTAAACTGTTCTGCCCAATTACTGTTGCTTGGGTCATTCCAAATGATTGTTTGGTCTGATAAATTAAATCCGTTACTATCATTAATGTTTTCAGTTGTGCTTACTGTTTCAAATTTAAGTAATCCGTTTGCGGGTTGATTACGCTTTGCGTTGTATGATAACATACGAGCTAAACGAAGAACTGATTCTCTACGTTCAGCTAATTCTAAAAAGTTTTCTCTGGAGTTTAGATCAACTCTATAACTAATATTTTGACCTAAGAACGCAATCATATCAATGAGAGCAAGATATTCTGATGTATCTACATAGTCGTTAAAATCTTCAGGATAGTTAGTACGAAGATAATTAATCATCGCCCTTCGTAAGGTATCAAAATCATAACTACGGAACTCTGCATTCCTGTAGCTTTGATATACTTTTTTCCAGTCTTCTGCTAAAAGCAGTCTATTTTGTCTATCTGTTGACGACATCGGCTATCCTTCTTAACTATGCTAGTATTTATGATATTTAATAATAGCAGTACTTAATTGTGTCACGATAACCCATTGGCTTTATCGAAGTTCAATTTAACGTTTTCGCTAATATTATATTGTAAATACTTTAGTGTACATTCAATTTGTATGCCAGATTCGTATTCACTAACTTGTACACCGGTTGCTGATGTCCTTGGATCGTAATTTACAATTCCAGTAACATTTTGTGCTATTGCTTCTTTAAGTTCAGTAGTTAAAGGTTCAAATAGTGCTTCCCATATAATACACCCAAATTCAGGATTTGATAATTTTTCTCCTTGACGTATATTAAAATGATTAATTAAGTCTTGCTTAATTAATGCTAAGTCATATTGCTGAAATGAAGTAGTGTCAGGATTGACTGTGCTAAACCCTCTGTAGGATTTTTGTGCCACAGGAGGTTTAGGAGCTTTTTCACCTTTAATTTTAATTTCTTTGTATAAATCTGCCATACTGTATTTACCCTATTCTATCCACCAGCAAAAACTTTATTAAATCCTGTTGCTACGCTTGTACACCCTGTAATAGCATCTCCTATACGACCGCATCCTTTGCCGTTTACAAATACTTTTGTACTTCCTGTAGTAATCGGTGCCGCGTGACTTGGGCAAGGTGCTGGTGGTAATTCATGTGAAGTGTTATTATCGCCTTGACGAGATACTCCTGTACCATCAACAAATACATCTCCGCTACACTGATCTCTTTTTGGCGTAGAACAGTGTGCTACATCAGAATCTACACTATTACCTCTACATACTGCGGGCACGTTCAATCTCCATTAGTTGTTGTAATTTTCCATTCCATTGTTCTATTTCTTCGTGTTGTTCTTCAGTGTGTGGCTCTGGTGGTATCTCAGGTAAAAATTCTATTACATGATCAAAGTCGTTAGGTATTTGATCAAAGTCAGTGTAAGTTATTAACTCGTTATTCTTTTTTACAGTAAATCTATGAGGCATTGTTTTCACTCGCATTTCCTGCTTCCAATTTAGTTTCAATAATTGAAACTGTACCTGTTCCTGGATAAGCAGTTGTAGTTAATGATGCTAACGGAATCATTTCTCCGTTAATAATTTTTTGATAAAATCCTTTACCAATACCAATACGTCTAGCAGTTTCATTTCCGCCTGGATCAGAATATCCAACTGCTTTGGCAAATGCAGATCCTAAAGAAGCAAAACTTTGATCTGTCCAATTTATACCTTTAGATTTAATATACGCTACTGCTAGTTTTGTAGCAACTGTTGGGTCGTTTGCCATTTCAGGATTATCAACAATATTAACTCCTGCTAGTCCGCCGTATTTTTCGTAGTTGGCTTTAAATGTTAATTGAATAAGTCCTCTTCCACGATATTTGTAACCTTCATTTTGAGCATTACCATATCTGTTACCGTATAGTGTATTACCAATTGCCGCTGGGCCTGCCGCTACAAGTTCTTGAGCAAACGCATTTGATTTGACTCTACTAGGATAAACTACTCTTAATCTTGAAGCACTATAGTTCATACTTTCGCTACGAGGTTTAAATCCACATTCTGCTTGAGGTTGTGCCATTGCCATTGCTACCGCTACAGGATTGAGTGATACCCAAGTTGCTGGATCTAGTCCTACACCTTTTATCAATTCGCTTAAGAAATATCTCTGCATATCATTAACTGGTACAGGGTGTGCTGGTTGAGCTCCGTCTACTGGTCCTGCTGTACCTGGAGTAACTACTTGTGCTCCATCTGTGTCAGCAACAACAGGTCCTGATTCTGCTGTGTAAAATGGTTGATCAGTTTCGCTATTAATAACTGCTTGTTGAGCTCTTACTGCCGCTGGCGGCGATTCAATAGCTTGTGTGTTTGCCGGTGTGTGTGCACTTGGATTAAGGTGTTCGTGTTCTGGCCACGGTTCACGTATTGGTACTCTTCTTGGATATAACGCAAACGGTGCTTCTTTTGCTCTTAAAGCATCCTGTGTTACTTCTAACGGAACTCCGGCACTGTCAAGAATTACTTCACCAATTTGATCACGTACTCTATCTTCTTGGTCTTGTGTTACAGGAGAAGTAAATGTATCTGTAATATTATCAGCACTAACACTTGCTGTAGCTTCTATAGTACTATTCATATGTATTTCATTACCTGCTGTTTCAGAATGGTTAACTCCTGATAGTATTTCAGTACTAACTGTAGCATCTAATTTATTATTTAAAGTACTTTTAATTTGTGTAGTGGCTCCACTAGTAAATTTGTTGTCTCCGGAAGTATTTAGGTTATATGCTCCTGATACAACTTGTCTATAGTTGCCTGCTACTTTACTGCCAAACTCTCCGTTAATTGCTATTCTTCCGTTTGAAGCAACTTGTAAATTATAATTTCCGGATACTGTTTTAGCATCATTACCTTTTACTTGTATATCTTGATTACCACCAATAGCAACTGTGTTATTATTACCTATCCATAAGTCATTTGTGTTGCCGATAAATTCTTGTTTGTTTACACCTACTCGTATATCTACATTTTCTGCTGTAGTGTTTTTCGTATTTCTACCAGCGTTTATGTTTATATCTCTTCCAGCACTCCAGTTAAAATCTCTGTCAGCATGTAGGTTAATATCATTTCCGCTTCTTACGCTAATACTATCGTCACTGTAAACATCAATCTTACCATTTGAAGTAAGTTCAATCCAAGCACTGCCACGAGCGTTACCGATGTAAATTAGATCTTCAGTATTATGCATTAATATTTGATGACCTGTTCTAGTACGTAATCTTACATGTTCGTTAAACGGAAGTGTTGGATTTGTCTTACTTACTTGATCAGGTAATTTACCAATATCATAATATGTCGGAGAAGTATCAAATGCTAATCCCGAACGTAAAATAGAAGGGTCTCCATCATCCATTGTAAATGCTGAGCCACCAAGTCTGCTTCTAAAATAATCAATAGCTTCTTTTCTTGCTCCATACTTTCCTTTAGGAGCTCCGTCACGTTTATCTAACGGTCCTGGTGTATTCCAACCAAACACCATACTAGGTAATTCTCGTCTAGCACTCGAACTAGTAAGTCCTCTAGTAGTATCATCTAACAATCCTTGCGAAGCAAGAGTTTGTACCATTAAAGGATTATGTGGACGTAAAAAAGTATCAGGATTATTGCCTCTATTATTATTAAAGGCTTTATTATATTCGCCTGTCGGTAATGGTTTCTCTTTAAATTCTTCGGCTAAATTATCTTGTATAACGTATGAACTTTTTGCGGCTGCATATCCACCCGGAACCATATGATTCATGTATTCATCTTGAATACATCCAATCCAATATCCCATATTAGATTTACCTTCAGCAAATATTACTAATACCTTTGACCCAGGGTCTGGTGGTACTGCCCAAAAACCGTAGCTCTGTTGAGTGTCTCTGTAGTTATTGTTTGATGTATTACTGTTTACATCTGTTACACCATAAAAAGGACTACAATAATTTACTGTAAAGACTTGACCGTCTTCATCTTTATCATTCGATGTTGAACTATTTTTTATTAATTGAACTTTAAGAGCACCTGATCTTCTAGGATCAAGGTGACTTATAACTCTAGCAACAAATGGTCCTGTTGGTAAATTTCTATTTGGTGCGCCTGCGGTTCTTTTTTCTTGACTCACGTAAGATTACCTCCGCTATTGTTTTTACGAATGTTTCTAGATCCATAAACATAATACGGATCGTTACCTGATATTCCTTTACCACCTGATCGTTTTGGTTGAGCAACTGGGGGATATCCATCATCAGCTGTTGCAGTTTGAGCTTCTTTCTTCTCAGGAGCTTTTTTAACCGGTGGTACTTCGTTTCCTGTTCCGGCATTACCAAACTCGCCTTCTTGTCTAACTTTTAATTTATTAGCTCTTTCTGTTGCTAATCGTGTTCTTTCTTCTGAAGTAATTCCGCCTGCTAATGCTTCATTTTCTTGAAGTTTGCCATCAGCATCTAGATCTAATTCAGCAAATCTAATTAGATCCGGATCACCTGTTGCTTTTGCTTCAGCAATAAGTTTGTTACGTTTCTTTTCTATTGCTAATTTTCGTTCTGCTTCGGCTTCTTGGAATTCAGCTAGACTCTGATTCTTTCTTTTATTAGCTATTAATTCTTGTGTAAACACATTTCCGGAAAACTTATTATTAACACTAACAACTCTATAAAGTCCGTCAAAGTCTTGTACACCTACAACTTCGTTATTCATAAGGTAATTACCTTGATCCGGATTAAGATCAATTGGTGTTTTAAATTTAATATTAACATCAACTTCGCCGTTACTTGCATTCACTGACCCGTCAATATTTACATTAAACTGATCTGTATAATCAGCTGAATAGTTGCCTACACCGCTATCTGCTAGATAATACGGATCTCCTAATATTTCCATGTTAATTGTAATTAAACTACCTGAAGCATCAATAATTGCTTGGTTAAACTGTCTTGCTACACTAATAGCTGTTGTTTCAGCAACTGCTCCTGAAGATAGTGCATCTAAATCAATGTTTTCTATCTTAGCTTCAGAACCGTCGCCACCGCTTCTTTGTTGACCTGAACCTGAAATTTCAGCCACTGGTTCTTTTGTATCTTTTACACTTCCTTGAGACGATGGATCGTTACCATCGTTTCCCATACTAGCAATTTGTATTGATTCATAAAATGAATTATTAAACTCTAAATTAAAAGATAGTATATCTTTGTTTTTACCTGTATACAGATATTCGTATGATCTTCCAGGTTGTATTTTATCATACCCTTTTGGTGGACTGTTGGGCATTTGAAAATGACTATTATGTACCTTATAAGGAATAACTTTGTATACATACAAATAAGGTTTTCTTCCGTAAACTTTTTCTGATGCTTTATCATCAACAATAAAAACTTGTGTTTCAATTTTAAACCAATTGACCATTCCGTCTTCTGCCACTTCAGCATCTTTAAAAATATTTTTACCGTAGTCACTAATAAGAACTAATTCTTCAATACATCTTTGTATCTTAGTTCCTGCTCTAAATGTTATTGTTCTTTCATTTGGATTAATTCGGATTCCGTTTTTTTCTAGTAATTTATTTTGAGGATTATAAGCATAATTGCTTAATCCAAACGGAACGTTACCAGATGACAGATCTTCATTGGGTTTTATTTTTGCCTTGCCAATTTTATTACAGTCTCCACCTGGTGTCGCAAGGACACTTTTTATACTTTCACTTAGATCACCTCTTTTAACACTAAACCCTAATTTACTTTCAACAAACACTCTGCGTTGTTTTTTGTAGGATTGGGCGTAATCGTGATTGTCTTTTACAAAACTTCCTTTGATATCATCAAAGTGTTCTTCAATATCTTCATCGGTGAATGATTTTTTAGACAATTCACCTGAGGTAGCTGTTTTATCTCCAGATATTCCTGTTATAGCTTCTTGTAAACTATTACTACTATTATCACTAGGAAAACAAATTATATATTCGTCAACTTCTACAAGATCATATTGTTTATTTTTTATATACAAAAGTTGAGTATTAATATGAGTTGCCAAACTGTTAATACCTGTTTGTAATGCGTCTTGTAAATTTTCTCCACTTATAGTAAAGTCTTGTTTTAATCCTTGAGCAGTATCTTCAAGTGCTTGTTCATTGTGGGCTACGCATCCAAATTTATATATACTGCCAGCATCATCTATTTCAAATTCGGCGCTGACAATTTTTACCGGAAATTGTCTTCTAAGTTTTGAATCTCTTAGAAGTACACCTTCAGTATTGTATCCGGTAAAAGTACATTCAAGCAACCAAGGAGCTTTTAGATAATTATCATATCCTGCTTCATTAGCAATAACTTGTAGTGTTTGAAAGAGTTGCCCCATACTATAAGGTTCTCTGACTTCAAAAGATATGTTAACAGCATTAGTATGTCTAGTTTTACTTGTTGGAGCCATTACAGCACCAATTTCAATATCGTCAATAAAATAACCTGTTGCTATATTAAATTTTTCTTCTGCGGCTGTTCTTACTTTTCGTTCATTTGATCTACCGCTAGAATCAATTGCTGTTAGTCTCGGGCTTGGACCAAATCTTCTGTATGTTTTGTCTGGTCTGTTAATTTCATCTGGTGTAAGGCAGGCAAGTTTCCAAATATGATTTACAGTAGCATAGTTATATAAAACATTTTTTGTACTATTTTCAAAATTAAGAGAAGCAATAGCCGATTGAGTAGCTTCATAATTACTA